GGGTAACCAAAATATCACCCAGTCTATCTTCTAATTTTTCAGAATCGTTATCTCTTATGTAGCTTCGCGCCCCAAACACAATACGAAGTTTACCATTATATACCTTGTCATACTTTCTAATTTGCGGTTTTGAAGCCCATCTATGATTTTTGATATCATCATTATATTTTACGAGCGCCTGTGCCTCTTGCTTAGTCATTTCATGCTTCACTTGGTCTTGACTCTCAACCATACAAAATCTAACAATATCTCCTCTAATTTTTACAGACAAATCACTATTAATACTTCCACCTAAAGATTCAATTGTTTTGAATACGGTATCTAATATTGCAATTGCACGTGACATACACTCATCAGACATTTCCTTAAAAAATTCAGGCTCGTTTTCTGGTTTGTTATGTCTTGAATTATAGTATGGTCTACTCTGTACTTCTTTCAGCTTTGACTTATAATCTGCAATATCCTTCTTGTATTGGACCAACATTTTATGCAATCGTGTACTTTGACTTATCTGCAGATTGCATGCATATTCTAATACTTTATTTCTTTCCGTCTCATCCAAATAATCAAGAATTCCATCCGGCCACTCAGGTATGTTGTCCGTTTTTTTCTGCGGTAAATCCTCCTCGGTTACTACGTCCAATTCTTCTGTTACGTCAGTATGCACTTTCTCTACTACTTCTGCCTTAGCTTTCCGAATACGCTTAACAACCGCGTCTTTCGTTATCAATGAAATTTCTGTATCTTCCAATCCAGAAAATTCTACAATCTCATTCGATACATCTTTTCCCATATTCTTCTTAGTCCAATAACCAGAAGAAGGAAAAGATATATTTTCTACTTTACAAGTTGCTATCAGTTTACCATAATTCAAGTTATATTTTCTGGCTACCCCTGCAACTGAAAGAGCCCATATTTCATCATAGAGCTGCTTACGAGTCAATTTAACTATTCCTTTTTCATTCTCCATCCTGGCAGCTCCTTTCCTGCATATTTTTTGTCAACATCTTTGTATTTTCCCAGCGAAAACGCATATTCATAAAGCTCTAATTCTGCTGATCCTCGTTTTCGCTTAATAGAAAAACCAAATCTTTTTTCATTTCTTCAAACTGTTCTATTATAGTATTTAGACTCTTTTCTATATTTTGAACTTGTACTTCTGATGTTTTCCCATACTTATATGCAATCAATCTCTCACCAATTATGTGATAGGACCAACTCTCAGAATATGTTCTATCTCTTTCTTCATTGTGAATTGCAAAACCGATCGGTAAAAGATCATTTCTCATGCCGATACTAACCGCCATAGGGGATATGCCTAGGTAATCTGCCGCTATCTTACATGTTATTTTACTCATATTTCTAATATCTTCATCTGTGTATTTAGGCATAATTTATCTCCTTTAATAAAAATATTTTTCCGCCCTGAACAAGAAAAACTTTTTAAGCTATAAGTAAGTCGCCTTAAGCAATCTATAAGCTGCCAAACATGCAAGATAAGTTTTACCAGAGCCGGTTGCAAGTACTGCCAGATTTTTCTTGTTTCCCATTTTTAATGATTCTTCAAACTTTACTTCTGCTCTATATTGACAATCGCGAAGGCCACGCTTCTCGATTAACGGAAGAGCACCATACTCGGACTTCTTTCCAATAATCTGAAGCATCTTCTTAGGAGAATGCATCTGTGACAGTTCTTCATAATCACTGTTTTCTACCAACATATTTTTGAAATATATCTTATTTCCATTAGCCATATACACTAACGGAATAAGTTTCTCAAACCATAAACCATACCAGTCCTGTGGAGAAACAGCATAGTCCTCTGCCTGTTTCTTAACTTCATCACCTAGAGGATTCTCTTCTCTTTTTGCCTCAACAACTGCAATAGCTTTTCCATCAATAAAGAGAAGATAATCACTTTCTGTGTTTCCTCCCATCAAAGCTTCCTTAACAGCAGATGTGCTATTAGGCAGATATTCATTTCGAGCCACTATATCCCAGCCGGCATTTCTTAATTGCTTATCAATTTTTACACGAGCTTTTTCTTCCGGTAACATAGGCATACTCTTCCTTTCTAATCCATTCTCCCATATCTGTTGTCCCAAAATCAGGACTTGATATACTTCCCGGACTTAATTCTTTTATCCGCTGGTTTTACAGCATTCTTTGGAATGGCCCAAGTATTACCAAACTTCATAGCCCCTTCTATCATTCCTTCATTGCAGATTGTCTGCACTCTTCTAACTGATAGGTTCCACTTTTCTGCTGCTTCTTTAATAGTCATAAACTCCATATTTTCTTACCTCAATAAAGTTATAAAATGCGACATTTTATCCTAATTTCTATTATAAGCGCCAAGACGCCGAAAATCAATCTAAACCTACATAACTTTCGGCGTACAGTCTATTACTTCTCCGCGTACAAAATCCCATAAAAATAACCTTTCAGCGTACTCTATACGAACTACGCCAAAAGGTTGATTTTCACTACACCCGTATTCTATTTTTCATTTCATGCACATATTTTATAGGCTTATTTTCATAATATATTCTAGCAGATATACCCCTCAACCCCGCTTAAACCAGGCATTTCTTAGAGAGGAGACAGACCGTCTCCACATGAACAGTTTATCTATGGTTCACTTTTAATTGCTTTTTACAGCTTTCAAACTCCTATAACATAAGTAATTATCAGGCGTTCAGTTTATTTGTCTTTTTAAGTCTTTCACGTATATTTCTATGTCGGTGGCAAATTGGTGGCATTGCCACCATATTCGCATCAAATAGCAATTAGATCTTTCCATGTTGCTGATCCACATACCCCATCAACATCCAGACCTCTTGATTTCTGATACTGTTTCAGAGCATATATGGTATTATCTCCTGCTTCCCAGTCAAGGTCAAGGTCTTTTTTATTTTTTCCTTTGAATCCACGTGATTTTAGAATCTCCTGTAACAAAAGTACAGAGGTATTCTTGTCACCAGCTTTTACAGTTTTTGGCTCAAACATATATTCCTCCCCTGTCTGTGTAGTATTAGATGATGTATTCTCAGGTTTTGCAGGTGCGGATGCATCAGATACAATACTATAATCCGGTGTACAGAACTTAGTTCCGGGCATCTGACTATTGAGGTAACTTTTAGCACATACACCGCCACCATTTGCGATAATACCGGATGCCCCACTTGTATTACCTTCAATCGTATAGAAACGATCACCGATTACGGCGGTAACAAGTCCTGTATGGGTAAATGTACCGTTATGATAAAAGATAACAATGTCACCGATTTTCGGGTTTGCGTTCCGGGTAAACAAATTTCCCAGTGTTGGACAGTACACGTAAGGCCAGTGTTTCAGCAATTTTTTAGCTTTTTCCAGACCAAAGGCTTTCATGAAACACCAAGATACGAACGCCGCACACCAAGGCTGCCCCTGATAGGATGGTTCTATATCTCTCCAATATTTCGTAAAATTAGCAGATCCTGCGTTTGCTGTCTTACTGTCAAGCTGACTGTTTGATTTTTTCTCCAAATAGCCCTCTTCGTTTTTCGCAATCAGGATAACTTTTTCAATAGCTTTGTCCATTGTCGTTTCCCCCTTATCCTCATTTTTTGTTACAGTATAGTCTTTGTAAAAGACATTTCTGTCTACTTTCCCTGAGATTCCCGGAATAGTTGCTTTGCTGGAATACTGCCAGCCAATACCAGCGGCAGGTTTTAATCTGATCTGCATTGTTCCATCATCCTGTGACGGATATGCTGCCAGCCAGCAGTCATACTTTTTCGCATCCTCTGGAAGCTGGTACTGATACCAGGAGTACCCGCAGTAAATGCCAAACTGATAACCAGCTTTAATGATGATTTCTCTGAATACATTAATCATCCGCATCATAAGATGTTTTGACAGATTCTCCTGACACTTATCTTCAATATCCAAAAACACCGGATAATCCAATTTTCGTTCATTCAGGACTTCAATTACTTTTTTTGCTTCATATTGAATTTCTGAAACATTGACTGCATAACTATACTTATAAACACCGACAGGAATACTATTGGCAGTACAGCCTTTATAATTGGCTTCAAATGTACTATCAATAACATTACCCTTTTCCGTGATTCGCAGGATAGCGAAGCCCATACCGTAGTTTGCTACGGTGGGCCAGTCAATAACTCCATTCCATCTGGAAACATCAATACCCTTAATCTCCACAGTCCTACCCCCTATTTTTTCGGTTCTGTATATTCAAGTGCCTGTGTACTATCGGTGATTCCAGCAGTAGTAGGGTCCGTAACTACTCCAAGAATTACCAGTATACTGAACACTGCATTGACCACTTCTAACAATTTATTTCCCAGATCACCCAGATCAATCTGGATGCCAAACACAGATGCAATTACCTGAATCAACAGGAGTACTGCCGGGATAAATGCAACCCAGAACGCTTTATTCTTAATTCTTACAAGCCAGTTAATTTTTTTCATGACTATTCCCTTCTTTCTTCTTTAAGTGCAATTCTTCAATCTCATGTTTCATTTTTGTAATCATACCATTACCACCAAGAGCATGATATGCATCATACATCTCACAAAAATTTTGATAAGCGTAGGATGGAATATCACCATCTGTCATATAACGGTCATGGTATTCAATTAATTGTACTTTCAGTAACAGCATGGTCCCTTTACTGTTCGCATCCCTATCTTTTTTCTGATTCTTTAAAAGCCACACAATGTAGCCCATAAGAGCAGTTAAAATAATAGGAAGTGCAACAGAATAGGTTTCCAGTAGAATCTCTTTCATTACTTCCTTTCTGTACACAAAACAACCGCCTGTGACATTATATAAATGTCATATGGCGGTCGTTTTTGTACCTGTGATAATTTCCTTGTCTGCTGATTATTCTGCTAATTCAGGACAATCGAGGTCAGTCAGAACTTCTTTTACCTTATCCTTGATACGTTCAGGGACATCAGCAAAAGTTTTCTTGCCCTTAATGATCAGGGTTGCATAGATAATTGCCATAGTCTGCACATCCTTTCTGAATAAAATATTTATGATCAACTGACGTATCATCAGTTATCACCTTCCAAAATAGCCTTAACAGCTTCTTTCAGTTTGTCCGGAACATCGTCCAGTGTCTTAACACCTTTGATGATCAGTGATGCATAAATCTTTGCCATACTTCACACCTTCTTTCTTATCCTAACATCTCATAGATTTCACACATGGCAACCTGCGCTTGCGTGATTTCATTTTCAAGATCAGTATTTTTCTCTGCCTGAATCTTAATATACTCATCTTTGTCATACTCAATCAGATCAAATTCATACCCGGTAAATCCCGGCTGTCCATCAGTTTCCGGTTCATTCACTTCTTTGACATTGGAACTAACAAATGCTTTTGTTTCAGTCAGTTCCAGTTCTTCCGGTTTGACAGTACTTCTCTGTTTTCCATAGTTAATCATGCAGCTCTCAATCCTTTCTTTGTGTTCGGTTTTATGTTGCGTATATAATAATCATCCGCATAAGGTAACAGCGGGACAATATACTTTCTGTATAACCGGAAAGTATCAGCATATTTCAACCATCCCTTATAGGAATTGATTGAACACCACTCTGAATAGTTCATCATGTTTCCGGATTCCACTTTGTTCCTGATAGCGGTCATTTTCTTTTTCATTTCCAAACAGGTGCTTTTCCTTAGCAAAGTATATTTATAAAATGTTCTATATCCTAAGAAGTCAACACCTCTTACATACGATGGGAACACCTGCCAGTTTCCTTTTATGTTCAGTTTAAGTTCATTGCTGAAATAAACATCAATCTCTTTCTTTAATGTAAATAATTCTTCTTTTGTCTTTCCAAAAATAACTATATCGTCCATATAACGGAAATAATATTTAACGTACTTCCGTTCTTTTATCCAGTGGTCAAAACTTGAAAAATAATAATTCCCTGAATACTGTGATAAGTAATTTCCTATTGGTATACCGGTTTCAGGATCAATATCTTCCTCAAGTAAATAAATCGCCGTTAAGTCCTCAATATCTGCGGTCTGTATACTGTCAATGATTTCATTCAATAACCACAAAAGTTCATTGTCATTGAACATTCTGGAATACTTTTCTTTCAAAATATTGTGGTTGATTGACTGATAATAATGTCTTGCGTCCAGCTTCAGACAGTACTTACATTCTTCTGGATCATTCCACATTGCAGCCTGTAATTTAGTCAGACCTTTATGTATACCTCTTTCAGGTATTGCTGAATAAGTATCAGTGGTCAAGTTACTGACGATGCAAGGTTCAATCACCTGCAAGATAGCCCACTGACAAATTCTGTCAGGAAAGTAAGGCAACTTATAAATCTTTCTCTTCTTTCTACCATCATCCTTATAAAACACTTCATACTCAGATGTTCTATAAGTATGATTGATGAGCATTTCCCGGATCTGCTTCAGATACTTATCTGGATCTTTATCTATTTCCTGAACTTCTTTATACCACCCTTTTCCTTTCTTTGCGTTCTTATGTGCTTTTCTCAGATTTTCAATATCACAAATTTTCTCAAATAGATGGTCATAACGTTTCATTTTTGGTATATTGCAGTTCCGAATTTCAGTCAGCATATATCAGATGTATGCCCGGTAAATACGGTTGACATTTCCTCTTTTGTAATTAAGTAAGGCGGTATTATCATTTCTGACTTGTCTGCACCGCCTATTTTTCTGTTTTGCCGAGTGGCAAGGTTGAAAGAACCACACAGTATTATAGAAATAGCCGGATGTTTCCACCCGGCTATATTTTGCAATTATTAAGTGACCCCTGATATTCCGATTACGATTACCAACACCGCCACCCAGAGCCCAAGAGAAAGCACCCGCACCAGACCAACCAGACCAACCACCGCCCAGCCGAGCGACTGTTTTTTATAGTTTTCATTACAGGTAAATAACGAAAATATCAGAAGTTCTTTCAACCTACTGAATCAAGTTTATAAGTTACGAATTAAGCTGCCATTTTCTGCTTCCATACTTCAACAGCCGCAGTATAAGCATCTGAATCACGATCTGGGATATATACCAAGCGACCCCCGACATCCCGACTACGATGACCAACACCGACACCCAGATACCAAGAGAAAGCACCCGCACCAGACCAACTACTCCAAACACCGCCCAGCCGAGCGATACGGTAACCATTCAGATTCTGTGTGAGATATGTATAATCCCCAACAGGTAATGAACTATTACCCAGCGTTTCCGATGCAATAAAAAGCCAATCGAATTTAGTAGAGTACCCCATTGCTGAGATATACCCCTCTTTAGGTGCTACAGTGAATCCGGCCGGTTCATAATTTCCGCTGTTTTTATTTTCAGCAAACTCAAAGTCAGAACAAATGTAAGGCTGTCCACCATCCATTTTTCCGTTACCCCAAATACTGATACCATATACAAATTTCCAGATATTTCCCCAGAAGTTTTCTTTGCCTCGCCAACAAATTGATGTTTTACCATTCACGGTATATTCTGTTGCCTTACCACCTTCGTATGTGGTTGTTTTTTCTGCTTTACCAGTTCCATTACCAAGTGAAGCAGTTGAACCTGTAACGGCTGCGTATGAACTTGTAGTATCATCTCCTGTAGTATATGGTAATGCTATGACACCCTGACCAATTGGTGTCTGTAATTCCATAACACCCATTTCAATAATCATCAGTAGCTGTTCGGCAGATATCTGTTTAATCAGATCACCATGCCAGTTTGTTCCTCTGTTCTGTGCCATTTTTTCAATTTCAGTTCTTGTAAGATTCTGTGAAGAACCCGATGCAGGTCTTGCACCGGCAATAGATGAAAATTTATCCTCAGCGGAAGACATAACCTGTTCATCCTGTAAAAGATAAGCCGCTGCACTTGTGTCATAGATGCTTCCTTCATATGCAGATGTCAGATAATAATCAATCTCTTTTCCTGACGCATCATAAAATGCCGGATGTAATCTGAAACCTGGTCTTGGTTTTTCTGATACATAGTAATTTGCTTTTCTCAGATGATAACCAATTCCTGTGGTATCAATTGGATCATATACGACCGGGCATACCAGATAATAGAACTTAGGCTGATATACCATAACCTGTCCATTTGAACCATCTTCCGCATAACTTTCATCACCAAACCAAGCACTGATAGTTCCATCATCAGCAACATTACATTTACGTCTGCCACCATACATGGAAAATCTGTCAAAGTCAGTGCCGGGTGTCAGGTTAGTGGCACCTGCCAGTCTCTTAAAAGTTTTATTCCTGTAATCTACCTGTAAACCAAGAATATCATCATCTGACAGTCCAAGATATGCTCTCAGGTCAGCAACCCCTGCCAGAATTTCCTGTGAATTAAAGTTTTCACCTCTCAACTCTTCAAGGTTTGATGCGGCTGAACTATTTTCACTCTGTAATGCCTGCAATGCATTGTTTCCAGTAGTCGTGGCAGTATCTAATGCAGTCTTTGCTGTATCAGCATTTTTGATACTGGTATCAAGATCTGATTTTTTGCCGGCACTTGTTTCAATACTCTTATCCAGATTATTTTTGGATGTGACAGAATTGGTAATACTACCGTCCAGAGCTGTTTTTGCTTTTTCTGAATTTGATATGGACTGTTCTAATGTAGTCTTTGCTGTACTTGCTGCTTTATTCAGTTCTGTAATCTTATCAGATGTATGTTTATTAATCTGGTCTTCTGCTGCGTTTTCTTTTTCTGTAATGTAGGACGCAATCTGACTTTTTGCTTCCTGAATAGATGCAGTCTGCTGATCTGTCACAGCTTTGACTGCGGCATCTTTCGTTTTATTTATTGCTGTGTCTGCTTCGCTTTTCTTTTCTTCGACATGACTATCAAAAGCTGTCACGGTATTGTTGATGTTCTGTTCAGACTTAGCAGCGGCCTGTTTTGATGCTTCTGCGTTACTTGCGGACTGTTTTGCTTTTTCAGCGGCTTCGACAGCCGCTTTCATATTGGAAGCCGCAGTCTCCTGTTTTTGTGTTACATCTGACTGCATTACTTCTACTGATTTCTTTGCAGTTTCTACCGCTGTCCTGTCTGCTGCAACCTGTGTTGCAGAATCTGCAAAATTAGCCAGCACCTGACCAAATTCTTTACGAGTTCCTGTGTAACCTTGTGCCACTGCATCAGCATAGGCAGTCACACATCCTAAATCTGTTTCTATCATGACATCATAACCCCCAATCTCCCTTTATCATTTATCTTAAAATCCAAACTCTGTACAATATTTTCTGTACGGGATAAATATAGATGTCCATCTTCCCGTATTTCCATACGACAGAAACCATTTTGTGTGGCAACCTGTTTTGCCTGATCTGCATAATACTTTGCATTGTCTTTATCCCGTTCTGGATAAAGTTTATGTCCATGTGCCCAGGATTCCGACTCGGTTGCTCTGGTATCTGCCATATGTGCAGCTTCTTTTGTCTGCCTTGTATATTCCCCAACAGCGGTCAATGTGTGGTGGAATAAATCAATGTCTTCGGGAATTTCAAATCCTTCAGGCTCTGGCCGTTTATTTACAAACATCATCACGGTATTTACAGTTTTTCCTGTTTCAGGTGTTGATAGATAAATATAAACAGTGATAGCTTGTCTCTGTTTAAGTGACTCGTTTGGAATATCAACATAAAACTTATTATTCTCGCTATAACCTGTTACAACTTTTGCTTCTTCCAATCCCTTCCAGAATAAATGAACCTCAAATACATCCGGGAGATTAAGTCCATTAATTTGTAATCTTTGACCATAATCATATTGCCAAAGTCCGTCTACTGTAATTTCTTCACCATAATTGGTGAAATTCGCAATCAGCATTATTTAACCACCCCTTTCAGCATTTCCTCTAATTTACTCAGTCTTTCGTTCAATGTGCTCACTGTATCTTCCAATGTATTAATTCTTTCATTCTGATCCTGAATGATCTTTAGCATTGCAGGAATAAGCATTCTTTCGTCCCAATTCTCAATCTCGCCATCAGCATTATTGTATGTAGCCTCAGGAAAACATTCGAAAACATCTTCTGCATACATACCTGGAACAGGTTTCCCCACCATTTGATCGTTTGCTGAAAGATAACCATCTTTGTATTTAAACCATACAATAGGAATATTAAGAATCTTCTCTGCTTCTTCCGATGTCATATCTGCAATAGGATCTTTATAGCGCCGTGATGACGATGCCTTGTACGCTACACTTGAACCATCTTTTTCAAAACTTAGATTTCCACCACTTGTTACATGCTGTAAATTAAAGAACTGAATCCTGTCTGTACCATCTGAAAACGTACTTGTCCCGCAATATATCTTTAATCCTTTTCGTATTACTAAAGCATTTGATTCTGATGTTAAAGTAGCATTTCCTATCTGAATCTTTCCAGATGCGTATAGTTTAATTGCACCATTGCTTGATTGCAGATATGTGCTATTAACAGTCCATCCACCAAGCTTCGCTCCAATAGCATATAAATCAGTAATGCTTAGCTTGCTCGCCGTAATGCTGTCAGATTTTATGTATGACCCATTTATATATACTTTTCCATTTTGCAAATAAATACCTTGCGTCTGTCCATTATTTGTCAGAATGTTGAATATCTGTTCCTGTGTCAGATCTCCCGCATCTTTGCCGTCTTCTCCATTAGAACCACGCACGCCAATGATGTGCGGCGTTGTGCTGCTGGAAGTACCGTTTGTGTAGTAAGTTGTCTGATATGACCACAGATACGGCTTACTTGTTGTTGGGCTTTGTACTGAAGTTGTCCATCCACTTGTATATGTATATACATAATTGGATTCGGAAGTTGCGAGATAATAGGTTGTGACAGAGGAAATGCCATTTCCTGTAGCACCGGTTGCACCTGTAGCGCCCGTAGCACCAGTGGCACCAGTCTGTCCCTGTATTCCTTGCTTCTGCTTTGCAATGGCGAATATCTTTTCTGCTGTCAGGCTTCCTCTTGTCACAGTAACTTTTACGGTACCTGTATCTGCTCTTAACCCAGTAACTGTATACGTTTCCCCGGAAGAACTACCATACACCCCACTTGATGCGCTCCATTGAATAATAGATGTTTTTGTAACATCTTCTGAGCCATAGAGAACCTTTACAGTAGTGCTGCATGATGGAAAAGAAGTATAATCCCCATCTTCATCTGTTGGGATTCCCTGATATTCATTCGATAAGATCACATTTAATGTTCTGAATTTACCAGATTCTGCCGCCACAACATCACTGATATTTTTTCCTTCCAGGGAAAATTCAGTTGCTTTAATGTAAACATTTCCATCATCATCAATTTTCAATGTAACCTGACCATTTTTATCTGTGACATTCAGACCCTTACCATTGATAAGTTTTCCTGCCAGAACACCGGATAAGATGTAACTCGCATTTATATACAGTTCACCATCCTGAATATAAATACCTTTATTTTTTCCGTTATTGGTTAGTTTATTAAAAATTTCCGGTTGCCCTAAACTGGTATCATACTCATTAATCGCATTATTCACATCATCAGAATCCACATAAGACGGACTGATCCAATCAGCCGATGAAAATGCACCAGATTGTCTGGGGGTTTTGCAGATTTTTATTTCACCTTTTCCATCAGTGGTAGAGGTAACCCACATGTCACCCTCATCATATGGCGGCGTAGGTGTAACCAAAAACACTCGTCTTTTTCCATCTGCGGTATCTTGTGCCGTTGATGCAGCATCAAGTGCGGCTTTTATGTCAGGATCATCAAAGTTTTCCCAACTATAAACGCCATCAATCTTGACGAAACGGAACATTTTCTTAGTATTGGTGTTATAGAAAATATCATCAATGTGTTTCTCCTTCGCATCCGCATCAGTCCAGTCTGACGCTGGCTTATTGGTAAGCGTAGGGTCATAGGAATCAAAATACTGTGTGTTTATATCCTTTATCTTATCCCCAATAACTGCGTCAACGTAATTCTTTGTTGATTCTTTCGCTATCTCTTCAAGAGTTTTCCCCCTCAATTGAAAAGAATTTGCTACAATATCCACACGCCCAGTTGCAGTGTCAGCTTTAAACATGATATTTCCATCAGAATCAAGGACGGTAAAAGCCCCGGTATTGATCCAATCCGCATTAATTCCAATACTGTCCAAAATCTTTGTTATCATGGTACCATCCACAAGTAAACCTGCGTTCCATGTTTTTCCACCGTTTGTACTTACCGCCCAACCTTTTCCATTAAGTTCAAACACAACCTGGGATTCTTCCAGCGTCGGATGGTCACACATATAATATACTTTGCTTCCATCATCCAGTGTTTTAATAACTGGATAAAGACCCACTTGCTCTTTCATTGCCTTTTCCAGTTCTTCCATTGCTTTTTCCCATTCAGTTTTATTTTTGTTTAAATGTTTTTTCAGATTCTGATAAATTTTTGATGCTTCTGAAAATCTTTCGGCACTGTTACGCAGTGCTGATTCTGCGTCATTTGACATTTGATTATCTGTATCAATAGAAAATACAACGTTTGTAAAAAAAGTCTTATATGACTTTAATTTACGGTCATATACTATTGCCCCGTCCCCTGCTTCAATCGTAGGGTCTTGCAATGAACTGACAGTCATTGGTCTGAACCTCAATCCAACAACACGTCCACCAACCATTGACGCAATTTCAGCTGCATTATCCTTATTGATAAATTTATTGCTGTCGATAACAACTGCATACCCATCTGAGCCAGACTGAAAAGTTACCTGATTAGAATTTTCATCTTCAGTTACGATTCTTACACATGTAATTACAACATCATCCATGTCAACGTTTACATCCGTGACAACATTTGTCTGTAAGGTATGTATATTCCTACCAGCGGACAGATCTGACATATTGTACCAACCAGCTGACAACTGACCACTTTTATTACATTTCCAAAAATGTCCTGAAATCTGGCCAACCCACGTCAAAACATCACGGAATGTCATAGTGTTATCATCTGGTTTTTTCTGAATCACATAATTGTAATACTCAAACTGTAGAGAATCTGTTGCTAAAGTCACACCGCAGCACCTACATGCATCCTGTACAATCTGTAATAGCGTTGCAGGATATATAAGATTACTCTTGCTGTAATTAACATCAAATTTATGCATGTTGTCCAAGCATTCCAGCGTAATGATATCGCCATCATAGCTTGTATCATTTACTGTAAACACGCCCTTAGAGACAGCTTCAGTCTTACCAGATAAACTCAATGACACTTTTATATTTGAGATTTCAGCACCTGTAAAATCGTACTCCGTAAAATTATCATACATGTTGTTCAGTCTTAATGTGAACTTCTGAACTATTGCTGAACCTATATCAAAACCGCCCGTACTAGATGTAGAATCATTAATTACAAAACCATTATCCCACAGTTGGCTGTCGTCAATGGGGATTGACTTACCAGATGCTAATGTAATTGTACAGGATCCTGAAAAATTTCTGTTATCATTTTCTAATGCTGCTTTGAATGCGGCTGATACATTAATCATTTTTATTACCTCTCAATCACATCAAAATCAAGTGTGGAATAACGCTCATGACCTTTCGCCCACCATTTCACATTTGCTTCCATATCACCTGTATAAAACTCTTTTGTTACATCAGTACCAGCTAAGGGATCCCAGTAAGTTACCATTATATATTCTGGATCAAATGCAACAAGAATCTGGTGTATCTGCTCTTTTGTCAAATTTACCCAACCAAGGCTCAGGGTACGCTTTTTTGCAAGCCTGTTCTTATGCATCTTAACATCCTGTGTTCTTCCTGCATTCTTCGCAGATACATCTGATTTTTTCCATTTAAACTTGGAAACTTCCTTGGGTAGTGTCACACCACCCACTTTGATTACAATGTTGTCCATGTGACACCCCCTGTCAAATTGTCTCAGTTACCGCAAAACGATAATCATATTTCTTCTTACCTTTACGGACCACCTTATATAGTGTTTCGCTGTCAGCCTTCAGTGTAAATTCAAGAGTAACTTCTTTTTCAGAATCATCCCTTTCAAGGATTCCGCTGGCATTGAACGCATCAAGTACAGCTTCAAATACACCATTCTTGATACCGTCAACGATCTGGTTGTTATTAGCTACTGCATTTCGGTTTCCCATCTTACCGACCATCTCAGGTCCTGCTTCATTTGCAATGAATAACTGTCCGGCTTCCGGAAATCCACCATTTGCATACCATTGCAAATTAAAACGTGGTAATGAAAATGAGAAATTACCAATACGGATGCTCCCACCTGTCCAGTCCCAACCAATGTGTGGCATAGGAATATGAACACTTGAAAATCCGTTTGCAAAGTTCTGAATGATATTTGATCCTACATCAAACAGGTTTGGAATAGCATTCCTGATTGTCTCAGGAAGTGTACCAAGAACACTGGTGAATGTAGAAACTTTTTCATTAAATCCATCTTTCAGACCGGAAACAATGTCAGAACCTTTCTGTAAGACCTTGTTCTTGATGTTTCCAATTGCTTTCAGTACTTTACCAGGAATTTCTTTAATATAATTCAGGAACTTACTGATATTATCTTTCACACCTTTCAGCAGACCATCAATGATATATCCACCCTGTTCAGCCATAACGGTTGACGGTGAATGAATACCAAATGCAGCTGTAAAACCTTTCATGAATGGTGTAAAAATATGATCTTTTATCCACTCGGCAATGCCAACAACAGCATCCTTGATACCTTTAAAGATTCCTTTGACAACATTTCCACCACATTCTTCAATCTTCTTCTGGAAGTATTTCTGAGCACCAGAAACTGCATCAGAAAGAAGACCACCAAAAAATGCAGATAGGCCACCAAATGCAGCACCAATAAGTTCAAAGAATCCGTCAGCTATGCCGTTCCAGTCAATAGCAGCTAAACCATCACGAACTTTTTCACCAATTGTCCACCAGTCAATACCCTCAATCGCAGCTATGCAAAAATCAAAAACACCTTTGATTCCATCTGATATAGTTTGTCCTAAATTGACAAAATCAATGGTATTTACTGCATTATTGACAAAATCTGCAAGTGCTGTACCAGCACCTGTCCAATCGAAGTTATTGATAGCGGTATGGAAGAAGTCCAGAATGGTATTGATACCATTACCGAACGACTGACCAACTAACGCCCAGTCAGTTGTCTGAATGAAGCTGTTTAGTGTATCAGTGATTCCTGTTGCAATATTGCGTACAGTTTCCTGTATCAGGTTCCAGTCCAGACCACCCAGCGCACCATTGATACCATTACCAATTGCTTTCCCAAGGCTATCCCAGTGGAAATTTTCGGCAAACGTATTTGCCATACCAAAAGCGGTATTGATGCCTTGAGCAAGGGTATTACCAACCAGTTTCCAGTCAACTGTTTCAAGAAAACCGTTCAGAAAAGTGGCAACACTCTTTGCAATCTTGTTACAGGTGTTCTTGATCTTATCCCATGGGATGCTGTTCAGTGCGGCATTCAGTTTGTTACCGACCATAGCACCGATTTCTGTAAAATCAGCATTCTTCCATGCCTGTTTAATCATGTCGGCAATCCCTTTAATCTTTGAAGGAATGCTTTCAGTCTCAAACATATCTGAAGGTGACAGACCACCTGTATCAGCTATTCCACTGTTACTGTCAGAACTGCTGTTATCATCCATCTTATTGATCTGGTCAAAACTCAGAATGGTACGTTTCAATTCCTCATTTGCTTTTTTGGCATTTTTAGCTGAATTGGCATTACTGTTCAGGCTCTTGGCGTAATCCTGCTGAACTTTTTTCGCTTTAATGTAAGTTGTTTTACCTGTTAATGCACTCGTCAACTGACCAAATGTATTAACTACAGAAATAATCTTCTGGATCAGTGTATTCAGAATAGGTGCGATCACATTCAAAATAGGTGCAAATGCTGCCGCAAATGCATTCTTTAACTGCGTCAGGGAAGACATCAGCATTGAAATACTGTTATTTGTCTCACCACTGTACTGTGCCAGGTTTTTGAATCCATCTACTAACGCACTTCTCAGCTTGTTCACCAAAGCAAAAAGTGACCTGATACCGAACGCATATTTGAGAATGTTTTTTAATCCACCGCCCAGTCCACCAGATGCTGATTTTGTTGCACCTGTGAACCTTCGTAAAATAGGAATACCGCTTGTAAACTTCTGTATGAGTGCAGCGAATGCACCAGATGTTCTTTTAATGACTGTGGTTACCTTCGTCAATGCAGACGCTGTACCACTGATAATTTTTTTCAAACCACCCCAGCCCTTTTGAGCAGCATTCAGTCCCAAATTTCCAAGACCTAACGCACCTTTACCAATTCCTTTAAAGATTTCTTTCGGTATAGAATAGCCCCTTGTAAACGCAGTACCGTTTGACCGCATTTCAGCCATTTCATTTTTGTACCCTTCAATCTCATTTTTGGCTCCCTGAATGTCATACTGTAATGACTTCCACGCTGAACTGTTCTTTTTCACACCAATTGCTTCATACTTTTCCTGTTTTGCAATCAAAGAACTAAGCGTACCTTCTGCCTTTTTCATACCGGACTGCAATTCCTGAAAGTCCTGTGTAGGTACTTTTATTCCGGCCTTCACCTGATATTTAGTAATCGCCTGTTTCATTTTCTGGAACACAGAAACCTGCTTTTTCACTGACTCTGTCGCATCATTCATTTTCATAGCCTGTTTGACTTTTGATGTTTCAGACTTAACAGAATCACTGACGTTTTTGGTCACTTTCTGGGCTTTTTCCATTTCTTTCTTGTAAGAAGCTGTGGATGCTTCCAGAATGACTTTCAGTTTTGCAAGTGTATCACCCATACATTTTCACCCCCTTCCTGACAATAAAATAAGCAGGGTTACATTCCCTGCTGCCTTCGTCTGTTAAATTCATCAGCCCACCGTCTGCGCTTGTCCCTATAATCGGCAAGTTCTGCTTCCAGCTTCTGATGTTCATAATTTTCTTTATCTTCTTTGAATGTTTGTGGGTAAAAATCCCATGGATTACAAAGTTCAGCCTTTTCATTGAACAAGGTTGAAAGGTTCAGTGTCAGAGCCTTTGACAGAATAAAGTTATCACTGATCTGCTGTTTCCTGTCTCTTGCTCTGCATCTGACATAACTCTCCATCATATCCATGATCTCATTTAAAGTGGAATCCCAAAATAATTCAGGCCGTATTCCACAATCTAATGCATCCGGGTAAATCGCCCACAAATATTCGCTTGTAGTTGTTACAGTTCTTCGTCTGTTGCTTCCAGAATTTCCGCTGCCATCTTCGGCGTAAAAAAACCGGATACCGCCAGAGTCGGAATCACAACATTTTTGTACAGATCAATCTGACTCCCACCCTCTTCAACATATTTGTCAAACAGGTTCAGAATATCATCATACTTAACCCCATGTTCCCACGGAAGCATTGCAGCCTGAATGATAGTAAGCATTACAGATAATGCCGGCACATCATCCACCAGATGCATGACGTTACATTTATATTTATTTTCCAGCTTTTCAATATTAGACGCTTTAAGTTTCAGACGGTAATCTCTGCCACCTACTGTCCAATAATGAAAAGGCTTTCTTTTCTTTTTTTCTTCATCCAAATCTACAATTTTTGTTTCCTCTTTCTGATCTTTTACTTCTTCGTCTAAACCACCCATGTTATATCCTCCTGAATTTTCTCAATAAAAGACCCGGTATTATGCCGGGTCTGTGTAAGTAATATCTGTCTGTACAGTCATGGTTACCTCAAATTCAATTACACCATTGACGCCGCCGCCTGTACGTTTTACGGACACTGTAGCACCAAAATCCAGAGTTGTTTTATCTGGATCAGTTTCTCTGAAATACAGTACTGTTCCATCCTGATCTGCTTTTCTCAGTGTACGATAAGGACTGTCTGCTTTCGTGTTGTCATATTTAAACTTATATGTCATTTCAGGCAGATCACCGATACCTTTTTCATACACTTTATGCTTATCTGTCAGAACTGTATTATCTACTTTTTCAGGATCTGTTCCAACATCCGGGATTTCCTTCAGTCCTGGTAAGTCAGTATAGGATGTAGAACTGCCAGAAGGGGCTGTCTTAGAGTAACCCAGTTTTGTACCATTTGCTAACATTTATCTTCACCTCTTTCTTAATTCCAGTACACTATGTCGGAACTCATATCAATGATTCCCTCATAGCGCATTACTTTATGTTTCAATCCGCTTGGATCTGGTGCATCACCGCAATAGGTTCTCACCAGACCTAAAGCAGAAACAGCAGCATCAACTGCAAGGGCTGTATCAGATGTGTTCTGATTGTGCCATATATCAATCTTGTATGATACTTTAGCCTTCTGTTCAGCATTGTCAGTACGTTCCCACACACTGTTATTTTCTTCTACATACTGAATTGTTGGGAAGTTCGCCCAGTCTTTCGGATATGTGTCTGATACATTCTCAGTAACAGTGAGAAGTGCTGAATATACCTGATCTTTTACATTTTTCATCTTGTCACCTTTTTCAAATCTTTTTCAAGTGCCGCTTTAATTTCCTGTGTTACATCATCCTTCAATTCTGCAAAAGCAGGATACATGAAAGGCTGCGCAACCTGACCTTTTGTATAATACCCAATGACTTCGCCGTCTTTCCCTTTTGCGATACCAAAGCCATACTGTTCGGCATCATCTGGTGACATTGCGTCAGCTGGTATCATCCAACCCGACTGGGAATATACAGGGTCAACGTCCGGGGATATACCGTTGTGATGCGCTTGTCCTGTGGGGCCAGTACCAAACTCAACATAAGGTGCATACTCTGAATTGGTGTATATCTCACTGTGAATCAAGTCTTCCTGTCGTTCTGTACTAACATGGATTGACTGTCTTAATGATCCACCCCCGGAACCATACCTTCTGACAGGACATAATTCTTTAGCTTGTGCCTGAATGCGTAAAGCCTGTTCGTGTACTTTTGACTGTAAACCGCCTTCAGCCATATCAACAAGTCCTGAAAATTTCTGTATCAGATCATCACTCATATCTTCTCCAACTCCATCTTTAGTTGTCGGTAAGGTTTAATTGCAATGATCCGGTAATCTGGATTAGATTCTTCATCAGCAAAAATACAGATTCCATCCTGTTCTCTGAAAACCAAATCATTACCGAAATCAAAAGAAGCACCCTGTTTTTCCTTTATAATCTGATACGCACCATCAAGTTTTAGGTTCAGTATATAGTTCAGTCTATCTCCATATTGCTGAACCTGCACTTTACCAGATGCAGGCCACTGTTCCCCTACAAAGGGGACCCCTGTTCCCCATTCTTCTGTTGGACACCCCTCTTTATCTTTCTTTGAGATTCTCTTTTTCAGATAAAATGTGTTTAGTCTACTTCTTTTTATTCTCATAAACCTTACCACCTACCCGGCAAATACGATAACGATTAAGGGTGTCAAAAATCTGCTTCGGTGCGTCATTGAAGTTATAGGTTTCTCCACCCTCTGACCTACTGTTTTCACCCTCTGTCCCCATACGATTTAGAGCAATCACGGCAAGATCACGAACAGGCTTTTCAAGTGGCTGTATGATTTTTGTACGCATTGTATAAGCCAATACGAAAGATTCTGCATCATCAAGAAGAACAGCAATCAGTTCTTCATCCTGTTCACCTGTCAACTTCTCTACAATACGCACATCAGACGGTCTTACCATCCGCATTCACCCCATTTTCTGTTTTTCCTTTTCTTTTTGGTTTGGAATCAGTTACAACAGGGACTTTTGACCAGCCATCTAATAACAGCTGGTCAATAATTCCCTGTGAATCATCATCAATGATTCTTTCAACATTTTCCTTAATCAGAATCATTTACATCCCCTCACTCAGCGTCTTTGATTGATACAAATACAGAATCAATCTTGTTTTCAAGCACCCACAGATCATGATGTCTACGATAATTCATCTTCCAAGCATCTGCATCCTGGTTCTGATCCGGTGTAAAGATTTTCATTTTGTCCTGTTTTGTTACCGCAATCGGTGTAGTTCTTGCAGTAACGATAAAGTTGATGTCTTTTGCAGTAGTGCCTTTGACATAACCACCTGCTTCCTGACCTTTTGTTTTACCGTCATACAGGGTAATTGCAGAATACATTCTGTTTGACGGTACAGAAATAAATGGTACACCGTCAATAGATGGTACCTGCGTATTGATTCCACCCTGAGAAAATGTCATTGCTGTAATCTTACCAGCGAGTTCCAGTTCCAATTCAGTAATGAAATCAGAGGTTGCCATAATAACGAGCGGACCATTGTATCCGCAATCACGAACAGCCTTGATACCTTCTTTTGCTTTTCTGAGGGCAGATGTGTTTGTTGCTCCAGGTGTATAATCATAAGTTACCATACCTGCTTTTTTTGCAGTGACCGCAGTAGATGCCAACTTAGAAATACGGTATGCATCAATCTCAGGTACCACATGCACTCTCTGAAATTCTCCCATAACCGCAGCGGCAGTTGTCACAAAACCAGTTTCGTCAATATCCATTGCATCAAGCTGGAATTTACGTCCTCTGTCCTGTGTCATTGTGAGTGTTTCGTATGCCATAGTAGCACCACCCATAACATACCCGTTGTCACGGTCATAGTTTGCGAGTCCCTGAACAGACAGTTTCGGGATCTTTACTTCTTTACCACCGCTGTAAATAACCTGTCCTGCATTGGCATCCATCCAACCAGTTACAGCTTCCTGTACAGCTAACTTATCAAGAGTACGCTGAAACAGGGTTTCAGTTGCTAAAGTATTAATAGCCATATATTTCACCTATCCTTTTCTTTAATATCCACGCATTAATTTTTCAACCTGCGCTTCCAGTTCTTTGTTACCTTCCGGTGCCTTCTTCTGAGGGTCGCCGCCTTTTAATTTTTCCTGAACTGCTGCTTCAACAGCTTCCTGAAAAATCTTTTCTACAGTTGCAATGGATTTATTGCAGCTGTCAGCGTCTGTATATACAAGGAGATCAGCAAGAGAAGGTGGAAGTTTCTTTTCAGCAAGTGTATTTTTTGCTTCTGCTTTCAACTCACTCTTTGTGATTGCTGCTTCTCTGTCAGCAAGTTCTTTTTCTTTTTTCTGCTGCATATACTGCGCCTTTTCATCTTTGTTCATTTTCGCCAGCTTTTCAGCTTCTGACAACTTATCGTTTGTCAGAGCTTCCCATTTTTCCTGTGCTTTCTGAACAGCAGTATGAATTGCTTTGTTGACTCTTCTGTCAAATTCTGCCTGGTTCCCTTCCCCTTTCAGGAAATCATCAAATGACTGTGGTTTATCATCACCAGACCCACTATCATCACCTTCACCGCTACCGGATCCACCGCCGTTACCAGAATCATCACCGGAACCAGCACCATCTCCTTCTGCAAAAAGCTGTAAATTCATAGGAACCTTGCATCTGCACTGTGTAAGTGCTCTAAAAACTTTATTTCTCATATTTATCCTTTCCGCCCAACCTATTCCCGTGATGGGCCTGGGTCATTCGTCTTAGATTTACAGTTCTTTAACGTCTGCTGAAAAAAGACAAAATAAAAAGACCCTCAGGTCTCTACTTCTCAAGTGCTTTTGCTGTGGTTGTTTTCTCTGTCACAATTTCAACCACTCCTTCAGCCACAAGATGTTTCGCTCTTTCTTCTGTTACTTCCCAGACTGCACCTGGAAAACGCTGCATCTTCTCAACTGGCTGAGTCACATCATTAAATCTCTGAATACATTTAACTTTTACCATTGGTATTTCCCCTTTCTCTATAATCCTTCTTCAACAGCTCCCACTTCTCAGGCTCCTGGTATTTTAGTTTCTGGAACCCTGTAAATGATGCAGGTACACCATCAATACCTGATTTCTTATACTTCTGATATTGCGCTTGGTCAGAAGCCTTATTTTGTATTGCCTTTTCCTGCCCTTTCGCTTTTGGGTTATCTTTTACATATTTTTTATACCATTCACCATAAGTCATGGAAGCTGGAACAAGTTCAGTTCTGCCCGTTTCCGGGTTCAGTGCTCGTCTTTTCAGTTTTTTTATATCATCCTCTGATATGACTGCAATAGTGGTACTTCTACACCACGGATGCATAGGTGGATAGTTCTTTCCAACCTGCCTGTCCTTCAGGAAAAACCTTTTCCCATCCAGTGACCGACATATCTCAGATGTACGCAAGTCCAAAGTCGCAAGAAACTGATACTTTTGCAGATCACATTCTTCATATGCTTCTGCATTCAGTTCCCCGGAAACAAACGCTGCTTCTGTGCGAACCAAACGCCTTGCTTCAAAAATCCCCTGGTCAAATTTATTTGCAATAATTTTTACAGCTTCATTTTCAGGCCGCCCAGTAATCAGATCAATCAGTAGTTCTTCTTTAATTGCTTTTGTCAGTGTTTTGCTGTTCTTCCACAGGCGTTCAGAATAGTGTTTTCCACTCCAAGGTATAGAAATGACTTTATCAATCTGTTTCCTGTCTATATGAGCAAAACTGAAAGCATATGATGTATTGTGCTGTATCTCATAAATCTGTCTGTAATAAGAATCATTCGCCAGATCCACAAAAAAATCACCAGCAAGTATTTTTTCCTGCTGGTAAACATTGTTCATCACAATATCAAGTTGATTCTGTATCTGTCTTAATCGGTCAATTCTGAACTGATACGCTGGTGCATCCAGCTGTGCCAGTATTTCCTGATTTCTTCCATCCTGCTCTAACAGTCTTTTTAGTTCTTCCAATGAAGAGGAATCCTGTAACTGGCTAATCAGCCGCCTTGCTTCCGCTTCTGTCAGACCATGACTGTTCTGATACCTGTCAAATATCTTTCCAGCTTCATATGTCAGCCATTTAGACGCTTTTCTATATAACGTGGCTATTTCATCCGCTGTCTGTTCAGCATCACGCATATGATGATATATGAGATAATTTGCCCTATCTATCCAGTATCGTTCATTATTCATTTACCTTTCCATCTTTCTTTTTAGGATCCTTTTTATCATCCTGACTGTTATCAGGCTCATCAGAATCAGATGTATCTGTATCATCCGGCGGCGTGTTTGCCGTCATAGAAAACATTTCCTGCTGCCGTTTCAAATCATCCTCTGCTTCTTTCTCCACAGTCTTCAGTTCTTCTTCTGGATCATCCACAAAAGGAATCTGGGCCAGTAACGTTTTCTTTCCAACCTTACCCCACAGATTAGATACAATCTGACTGATCTCTAACAGGTTCTTCGGTAATGCCCTGGTAAATGTAGGAACAATACCGGCAACATCAAAACTGATTCCCTTATTTGCATAAAAATTAGCAAATATCCTCAGTCTCTTTCTCAGACCCTTTTTGTAATACCGGGTCTTGATCTTGGTTATATTTTCCATCCCCAACAGCTTAAATTCCATGGCCACCCCGGAAACATTACCACCAAAACTCTCATCCGACATACAAGGGATATGTGAAAACTTATGGATATCCTGCTCAATAGCTTTCTTCAGGATCTCAACCCCGTTTTCATCAAAGGTTCTTGTCAGGTATTCTGCTTTTGTACCGTCAGGCAGTTCCAGAATCTTCTTTTTCTTCAGTTCTTCCTGTGCTTCGTCAGCAGAATCACTGATCTTATTCCCTTCTTCATCATACTCATCACCATCTGATAACAGTGTTCCATATATAGCAAGGATAGCATCAATAAACTGTTCCTTGTCCGTCACACGGTCACTCATTAATGCGTTGTATGCATCAATTAATGGTATCTGAAGTTCAAAATCACCCAGTCCCATCTTGTTGTTTAGATACTCAATGATGGGAACTTCACCTTTATAATGTGGTTCAGCCTGTTCATAGGTGGGCTGAATACCATCAATATTCTGAATATTCAGGATGTACTTATAATGTTCCGTAACTACAGTAGCAATATACTTTATATCTGTCCGGTCAGAATCATCACGTTTTGCATAGTAATATACAGCAAACAGTTCATTCTGCTCAATCGTATCATCATACACAACAAAGGTGTTCGCTGGTGACAAATTCTTTATCATCAGGTCTGTCTCATCTTTTTTGGTGTAGATGTATTCATAAGCCCTGCCAAAAATAGATAAGTCCAGACCGTTGTCACCGTCAGCTTCATCTGCTCCGGCGTATTCTAACTTATCCGTCAGGTCTGTGATATCTGTCTGTGCCTTATATGTAACCGGGTTACCGATAAAGTATGAACTGGCAGTATCAGAAATATCCTTTGCATGGTTGCATACCAATTTGTTCTCCCGGTTCTTATCATTCAGGATCTTATGTTTTCCCTCATAGTAGTCTTCAAGAGTAATCAGGTGATCCACAAGACTCCTGTGTTTTAATATCAGGTGTCGGATAACCTGCTTATCAATACTCAATTCATTCCAGTTCTCAGCTGGTAATGTAAATACACGCATAACTATCAACCTTTCATAGTTTTCAGCTTTGCCAGCTGATTACTCAAAATCGTATAAACAAAGTATCTGACAGCATCCATTGCATGATCGTGCTGTTTTACTGGTTTATCTTCTCCCCTATCTGCTGCCTTTTCATCCCAGATGTATGACTGAAACTCAGCAATGGTGTTTTCACAGCTATTGCAGAAGAACAGCTTTTTAAGGTTCAGCAGTGTAGCAACCAGCCTGATACCATCCAGTACATCATTTCTTGCTTTCAATACTTTATATTTTCGTTTTCTCAGTTCCGCAATAAAAGAAGCAGCTGATGGATCCACAATCATTGCCCTGATTTTGGTTTCGCCCAGCCACTTTTTCAAGTCTTCTGCATATTCTGCATCAGTTTTCTGTTTTGACTTGTCACGTCCTGAATAGTAATATTCCCGGATGCAGTACCAATTCCCATCAGTGGCTTTATTCCACAGCAGGAATACAGTAGCATTCTGGGTACCATAGTCACATGACACATATCTGCATGAAGGATTATTTATCAGTTTACCTTTTATTTCATCATATTTGACAATATGTTCATCTTCACTGAACATATCATAAATAATTCCCTCAGCAACAGCCCATAACCCGAGGATGTACCGCTTGTAAAACACCCCAGTGTACATGCTCCTGTATCTTGTCTTGATTTTCTCAGACAATGACAGGTTATCATCCATTGTAAAATGCAGATACAGGATGTTCTTTTCCTTGCATTTGTTAATCCAGTTCTGTTTGAACCAATGATACGGGCCGTCAGGGTTACAGTTGAACCACATCTTTGAGCCATCAACCGAACAACGTCCAGTAGCCTGATTGACAAATGATTCCGGCATCAATGCTACTTCATCAAAGAACACACCGGCCAATGTGATACCCTGCACCAGATCCTGTGACCTTTCATCTTTACCACCGAAGATATAATAAAAGTTTTCTACATCCCCACGACTGACTACCAGAAGGTTATCAGCCCTGTGATCCGTAACAGAATAACCCCTGCTTCTCAACATCAGCTTCAGCCAGAACAGCACATTTCGCCTGAATGATCCGATAGTCTTACCACACATACCGAAGTTTTGCCCGTCAAAATTGGACATTGACCACATGACAAATGATAAGCACATTGATATTGTCTTTCCTGATCTAATAGCACCATCTGCAATTATTCCATCTGCATCTTTTACAGGTGAGTTATCACACCACCAATTCAATACCTTGCGTTGTTTCTTTGAGAATGGCTGAAACTTAAATACCTGTTTCTTCATCATTCCAATCCTCAGCAGCAGAAGAATTTAATGCTTCCAGGAATCCATCATCCGCTGTTTCTTCAACATCATTCAGTTGGGCTTTTGCTTTCATTGACTGGATCCTTGTCTTCTGTTCTTCAGTAGCCAGTTCCCAGTTTGCATGAAGCATTTCGTCATACTGCTTTATCATGCGGCTTAATTCAGCCTGCGCCCTTGCCTGTGCCTTTAAGAAATTATTCTGCTTGTCCCATGCTTCCTGTACTTCCCAACGTTCCTCTGATACAGTCTCACCATCTTTCTCACCAATCTTGTTGATGGTTCTATCTTGGTGATCCTTAACATAAGCTATCCGCTGTGCTCTCACAATGGCAGCATATGCAATCTGTATCTGGTGCCACAACAGGTCCAGCGGATCTGCATGTTCAATTGCGTCAAAAATCTCTTTCGTCTCATCCGGCAAGTATTTTGAAAAGAATCCATACTTCTCAGCTTTCTTGTTTCCCGGTGGTCCACCGGTTGCATTTTTATTTCCCGGCTGACCACCTTTTTTTCTTTCCGAACGTTCGCTTTTTTTATCCGAACGTTCACTATCCCATTTATGGGTACATTTCCATCGTCGAACCGTTCCTTCTGGAACTCCAAGTTGTTTGGATATATCTATTAATTTCAGACCTTTTTCATATAATTCTTTAGCTTGTTCTATTCTCTGATCTGGTGCTCTTGCCAAGCCCCACCACCTCTCATTCGTCGGTTTTGTATATCGAAAAGTCCGGGAAGCTGTAAAGGAGGGAACAGCTATATTTCCCGGACAAAGTAAAAAGCACATCCCCATGACAAAAGGATATGCTTCATGTCTAATTGAACAGTCTACACAATATCAGCTTTCCTGACTCACATTCAAGTCAAATCAGACTGCTTTTATATCAACTCTGACTCAGATTATGTCATTTATTTTCAGATGTAACCAGTTTTGTAACTAATTGTAACTCGTTTGTAACTCATTTTACACTAATCAGTTACACTCTCAGCCCTTGATTTTACTGGGTTTCCGACATTTTTGTAACTAATGTAACTAATTTTTACTATATACTATTATATATATTATTTTTATTACTTCTTACTGATATACATTATAAAAAAAAATAATATAATAAGAACATTCTCAAAATTAGTTACATTAGTTACATCCAGTAAAATCAAGGGATAAATGAGTTACAAAACCAGTTACAAACTAGTTACAAACGCCCAAACTAGTTACAAAAACATAAAAACAGAGGGTCAGCACTACACCAACCCTCAATGTTTGTTATACATCTGCATTTATTTCCTGCTCATACATCTGATAAAATTCGTTCAATGCCGCTCCATGAATATGAAATAAATATCTCACATTGTAATTCATATCATCAGATATCTGGTTCCAGCTTTTCAGTTCAACATATCTTTCATATAAAACAGAGATATGTACATCATCCGGTAACTCATTAATCTGTTCACAAATTCTTATCTTCAGTACAACCAGATCATCAATTTTATTATTGATTTCATCCTCTTTTTCTGAAATCTTTGCAAACAGTTCTTCATAACGACTACTTCCAGATTTACTGGTCTGCACTTTTTCACCAGTACCAGGACTGCCAATAGTATACAGCATACCTTTTAAGTTTTCTTTCTGCCGTATCATTCTGTTTATGGCTGCATCTTTCTCCCTGATCTGGTTCAGATACTCTTTTGCGGTCATTCCACAACACCTCTTTCCTACTTAAAGATACGCCCTGATTTCTTATGTCTCAGTGTGACACGTCCGACAATCTCAAATCCTGCCAGATCAAGCAGCAGTCTGAACGACTGCATAACCTTATGGTTCAGCTTGTCAATCTCCTGCTCCTGTTTCTTGGCAGATCCCATTGCAACACCTGCCGTCGGATCCGAATAACCCTCACTGTTCTTATAACTCATTCTCATCATCCCCCAACTCATTAACTTCTCCAATATTATCATCTGCTTCAGCTGCGATAAGGGCTGTTAAGAACACCCCCATTGCAAGTCCACTGATGAAACACAATGCCCCAATAATAAAGTACCCCACATTATCTCCCCTTTCCGTGACCTCTGAGAAAATGATCCAGTAATCTGTCACGCCAGTCTTCTCTATGTTTTTCACAGGAATCCTCATCATCTACTAAGATTCCCTTGCGATCACAAAAACCATCTTCGTTGTCAATACATGTCCGACATGTCTTATCAATCATATCTTTATCACTCCCTTATAAATATCTTTCTGACCGTGTTATCTATTCTGCTGGATATAATTTCAAGGTGAAGTCTTTTCTTGATCTGCTTACTGAATACAATCTTACCCATAGGCTGCATGTTATTATCTGCACAGAATACCTGATACCGTTTATATACGTCTGCTGTTGCTTCGTTCTCAATACTTTCAATGCCATTATCTTCAATGAATGCTTTAATAGGGTTGTTCTCATTTTCGTATTCATCCAACTGCTGCTGAACTTTTTTCGATTTAGTGAAACCATTATTTTCAATGATTCTCTTCAGTCCCTCAATACCAATTTTAATCATGTATTCTACTGAACTTTGTTCATTCAGTTCATACTTGATATAAGGACGGAATTTAGGATCAATGGTAACCCCATCTTCCAGATACTTTGAGAATCTGGCATTAAATGGGATAATAACTAAACGTCTGAGAACTGCACCTGTTTTGTCTTTCATTCTTGGAATATCATTGGCACTGAATAGCAACTTTGTGTATGGGTTAAATTCAAACGGATCCTGACCTTTTCTTTCAGCCTTGATTCTGTCACCCGTAACAATTTTCTTAAATACTGCCACCTGAGAACCTTGCAAGAAATCATCACCGATATCATCACCTAAATTTGCCAGCTTTCCGAATATCATGGATGTACTGAACCGGTCACCCAGTTCCTTCAGGTCCAAGGCAGATGTGTTTGCTTCACCGAGAATTGTTCTTATGCAGCTTATGAATGTAGACTTTCCATTTGCTTTATCACCAGTAAGCATAAACGCCTGTCCTAATTCATTCTTTCTGTAAAAGCAATAACCAATAACTTCTTCCAGCAACATTCTGATAACCGGATCATTACAGGCAAGCCGGTTCAATGTATCATCTGCCAGTTCATTGTAAGCATCCGAGTTATAGTTCCACGGTATTTTGTTTGTGATAACTAAATCAGAGGTAAACGGTTGCATCTGATCTGTAACAATATCGTAAATACCATTCTGAAACGCTATATAACGGGCATCTGCTGCCGTTTTTTCTTCAGCTATTAATTCCAATAACTCTAACACTTCCCGACGTTGCGTCTTCTTCAGGTTCGGTATCTGCTGGATCATCACCTTCTCAATCTCCCGGTACCCTACCTGATAAATCCCATCTTCATATACATGAAGCTGACCATTGATTCTGGCTACATTACAGTTACTTTTTAACCAATCTGCAAAACGTTCAAATAAAAATGTAGTACCATTGAAGAACACAGGTTTCTGAAAGGCTTCATCTCTAAGGATCACTTCTAGTTCTTCATCAGAAAGTGATTCTTTCAGGACGTATTTATTCAGGATCCTGATAGCTTCCCTTGTTTCATCCACCGTAAAACCATTTGCTGTGAGTGTCAGAATGTAGTTGAACAGGGCCTGATTCCTGCCATCTCCTGCATCCATATCAATAAAATCAGTGGCAGCCTTTACAGGAAGCATCCACTTCGGTAACTCCTGATATGTACCACCTTCTTCGATATCCCATTCAATGAAACGTTCTTCACCATTAATCTTGATAACCTCATATGATGTTCTGGTTCCACATTTGATGTCTGCTGTCAGCCCAATAGCAAGCGGCACATGTGTGTGGTTCCTTGTTACCTGATGATTTTTGAACAGGAAGTGCTTTCCTCTGGTAGTCTGGTATACTCTGCAATCAAGCTGATAGTCTTCAACAATATCCATCATGATTTCTGACTGTTCATAATCATCAATGTCTATCAGGATAGTGTCATTTTCCAGAACGCCCCCGAAACCGGGAAGATCTTTCACCTGCTCATAAGTCTTGAACCTGGTCTTATTCTTAAATTTTTCAACTGCTGCTTTTCCTTTGGTTTCAATATATCCTTTATAGAGCATCCCTCAACCACCTACTTGTCCCATTCTTTGATACATTGCGTATGTATAAAAATCTCAGTCCCACGCTTTGTTTTTACATATTCAATATCAGGATCCTTTTCATATATCTGTTTACTGCATACCGGACATATACATGTCCAGTTGTAATCTTTTTTCTTTAATGCTTTGTATCTATTCCACATTTGCACTTTTGTCATTTGAACATTTGCCATCATCCCCACCTTTCCGGTACTATGCTGCAATACCAAACTGTTTCAATCTTCTTTTTGCTAAGTCTATATACCACTGTTTGTCCAGGTTCTGCGGTACCTTTACCCCATTTACATTATCATTGTATATAAAGCAATGATCTGGTGTATCTGCGAACTTTTCAGGTTTACCACGGGAACCGCCGCACTTTAATATCCTACCATCCTGCAACTCATTTGAAGCAAATACCCGATAAGACTTATATGTATACCGCTGAGTCTTAGGATAATCGTAATATGTATGTTTTACCCTGACACCCTCAACACGCTGGACAGGTATACAGTGTTCATGTTCTACATGTGAATATTTATCTGACAGTTTCACTAGCTTCTGAAACTCTTTCAGATCATCACACTGGTTTATTGTCTGTTCCACTGGTATCTTTTTGACCATGTAATCAACAAGGGCTTTATTCAGAATTGGAAGATCATAATCAACCGCTGAAAGACCTTTCAGATACTTACCGATTCTTTCCACATCACCATCAGCTGAAATCCATAAGTAATTGTTTACATCCTTCTGATAGATTTCAGAGATATTATCAAGTTCCAACAGGATAGAACATTTGTCTGTACTGCAACGCTGTTCCCACTCCCAGCAGATATCATCAACCATTTCAAACGCTTCATCAGTGTCAGGAATCCAGATAATAAGACCATCCGTATTTGACTGGATCAATTCAAACCCAGGTATTACTTCCAGATGTTCAATCAGATCCAGCAACATAAGCTGACCATTGATACACATGCAGTTGTTATTTCGTGGATCATATGCAGGGTTCGTTTTATCTTTCATGGCACCTGACAGCGCATTAAGCATTTTCTTATATGGTAACTGGGCCTTTTTCCATTGTTTAGCCAGTGGTTTATTACCTGCTTTTGCCGCCTGAACTTGCGCTTTCTTCATTTTCTTTCTGGTCACGTATACCTTCGGATAGTTGTCATTACCTGCTGCCCTGGTGACAAGTCCCCATGCGATCAGCATTGAAGGATAGTAGTTGTTCACATCAACGTGTAATATCTGCCCTGTTTTATGAATTGGTTTTTCAGTTGCACCATGCAAACCACCGAAGCCAAATGTATGAGGAATCCCAGCAACTACCGTTTCCAATGAACGGTTATAAAAATATTTCTGCCACCGAAAAGAATCTGTCCAGTCGCACTTTTCCATCTCTGACTTCCATTTCTTTTTCAGCTTTATACTATTGGCTTTCTCATAGTTTTCTTTGGCTTTTGTATAATTTATCTTCATTTCTTCAGTACAGTCTTTTACCGCTGTACTGAACCAATCCTGAACATATTTGTATTTGTTCAGTCTCAGACACGGAAGAAAGAAATAATCAAATTCATCATTGAAGTCCTGTTTTGTACACCCAAGAACCTTTGCTGTGATTCTGGCTTCACTGCTGCCGATATCGGATAAACTCACATATTCCGGGAACGCCTGCACAATTCCATGCATGGCATTAAATACATCTACATTTTCCAGGAATACTTTTATAGTCTCTTCAACATCATGCCGACAGTAAAAAACTGTCTGTTCTATTTCTTTCTCAGTCAGTTTTCTTTTGATATCAAAGGGTACTTCTGTTTCCTTGATGTTACTACCCATGAAACCTTCCATGGTCTTCAGACCAACGGGTGGGTTAGGCATAACATCATAATTTATCATTGGAAGTTTATTAAATACTCTTGAATACTGCCAGCCTTCTTTTCCCTGAATGATGATCCAGTCATTGATCTTCTTTGGATCCAATCCCAACAGAATCCCTTTCATGATGTATTGGTCATAATGACGGTTGTTAAATCCAACCCATATATTACTCATATTTCGCTCATATAAGGTTCTTAACTTATCCTTGTCATTGATTATCACGTGTTCTTTTTGATTCGTCACATCAATGAAAACTGCAAGCCAGTCACGTTCAAAAACCTCAAAATCGTAAAATATCATCCTGTCACCTTTTCAAATGCAGGGTGGAATAACATATTGCTATCCCACCCATAACTTAATTAGCAGTCAAACACCTCATTGATAGTGATAGGGTTGAAGTCTTTTGCGGCCCAATCAACCTCAGCTTCAACCTTTCCCTGCACTTCCTGAAAAATGTCAAGAACACAATCAGCAAAGTCAGAATAATTGTAAAATTCCGGTACGGTTTCTGTTTCCAGCTTGTCAAGCCATGTGCAAACGGACTTGATAGCCTTACCATCATTCCATTTTTCAGAAGTCTTGTTTCCAGAGATTACACGATTGAAAAACAGCAGTCTGCCTTTATGCGGACCTTCTTTGATCTTGCACTGTACCGCAAACATCAGCTTGTCTTTCGCTTTTGTCGGCTTAATTTCCATTTTATCGAAGCCAACAATATAAGTACCATCCGGGACATCCTCAAATGAAGAAAGATCTGCATTCTTTACTTCTTCCTGTAATGCGTCAAGATCAACTTTCTTGTCAAATGCACTGAAATCTACTGCCATAATAATTCACCTATTTAACCTTTCATTTATATAAATTCATTTGTTATCTGATTACTGTCTGGTTCTGCGTCTTCTCTGCCCTCTGACCGGTGGTTCCGGTGCATTCATTGCACCTTCAGTTTCTGGTGCGGCATCCATTTTATCAGATTCAGGCTCAGTAACTTCTGGTTCTTCCTGAACTGGTTCAGACTGTTCAACTGTCTGTTCAGCGGTCTTTCTTTCCTTGCGTGTTCTTCTTGGTGGTTTCTGTAACTCAGGGGCAGGTACACTTGCAGCCGCTTCTGCCGCAACATCAAAATCAACTTCTTCAGAATCACCTGCTGCTTCCTGAATTGCTTCATCTACTTTTTCCTGATACTCCACAAGTTTCTCATGGTTTTCAGCTTCTACCTCAGCCCTGCTCTTGCGTGTTCTTGTAGTCTTTTCAGCTTTTTCAACTGGTTCTGCTTTCTGTTCTGCTTTTCTGGTTCTGGAACGTCTGCCGGAAGCATCCGGTTTTTCAATATCACCTGCTACTTTCTGGTCCTCTTTGTCCATTTCTTCATCTGACTTATATGTACCCAGTTCATAATAATTTTTAATCTTGTCGTACACATAGTTCAGATCATTATCAATGGCGTAATTCTGGAACATTCCAAGTGGTGACTTAACTGTATCTTTTCCGCTGTTCTGAGTGTAAAAGTAATATTTAGCTTCATATACACCAGTTCTCAGAACTATTGTAAACAGTCCTTCAATAGTGATCTTCTCTCTTAACAGTTTTCCGATCAGCTTAACTGTAGTCAGTCCATTGTCCAGAGTTTCCAGATGGGTCATATAAGCAACTACCACATCATCCGGTAAGTCTTTGCACACATCAATGATTTCAAAGTAATTTGCACCGAAATCATTGTACTTGTCCCATCCTGTTTCCTTGATTCTGTTCATGTACGGAATAGCAAGGATATACTGGAAATCATCAACCACGATCAGCTTTTTACCAGCCTTTACCTGCTCTTTGATATACTTGATGATTTCTCTTGCATCTGTCACATTATCCAGTGTTTCAAAATGATTCTTGAATGGTAATGGTTTACCTACTGGATTTACTACTGCTGTAATAGCCGGATCACAATTTCTCATGCTGGTACTTTTACCTGTACCAGACTCACCCATGATTAATACTTTCTGTGCCATAATTCTTATACCTCTCTTTCTTATTCTTCATCCTCTGGATTGTTATTACCCTCAATGACCTTACTGGCCCACATATCAGCCCAGTGAAGGATCATATAAAGCTGTGTTTCATGCCCCTTGACACCATAGTTTGCAGTTTCATACAGTCCATCATGATATCTGATAGCAAATTCTTCATCCTCTGTCAGATCAATGAACAGGGTTGCAAGTTTAATTGATCTGGTTGCATGATCCAGCGGTAACAGTGACGGATTACGTTTCCATGGTTTAGCATCTGACTGTTTACCGGATTTCAGGATGTTAGGAATGTACATCTGTTTTCCATAATCGCCGCATTTACCGAGATCATGCAATAAGGCGGCAATCACTACACTATCCTTGATTTTGTTGTAGCCTGCACCACCCAGCAGGGAGACACCGATTTTTTCAGCAGTAAACATTACATTGACTGAATGCGCTGCCAGTCCACCTTTTTCATGTGAATGGTTTCCACCAGATGCAGGGGCTTCAAAAAATCCGCACTCTCTCATATACTCAATCAGGTCAAGGACTCCATCACGCCCGGTTTTAATCAGTTCTTCCCTGATAATATCCGGGTAATTGTATTCAACCGCAGTTGCTTTCTCATTCGCCCCTTCTGCAACCTCATTTTCTAATGTACCTGTTGCAACCTGCTCTGCTGTCATTTCTTCAACTTTCTTTTTTGCCATGTTTATTTATCCTCTCTTTCTTAATTTTTCTTTCCACTGATCCTGAAACTCAATATTGTCCAAGTACCATGAATTTCCCTTTTCAGTATCTGCTACAAATTCCTTGAAATTATCAAAATCTTTTGGGTACAGTAAAATCCCACGTCCACCAGCTTTTCTGATTTTTTCAAGATTGTAAAGCTGTAACTCTGATGGTTCCCCTCTCGGTGCTTTTACCTCAAGTCCAAGGAATCTACCATACATACACACCAGTAAATCAGGAATCCCACTTTTGGTATAAGCTGCACCACCCCAGTATTTCAGGAACCAGAATCCTTTTCCCTTCAGGAAGGTTTTCACCTTATTTTCAAAGTTCTTCTCTGCTGCCGTGTTACTCACCTCTTTTCACAAGTTCTGTTTCAAATTTCTGAATGGATGCAGTTGTTGCAATTTCAGTAATAATACTAGCCGCATATTCCATTGAACTGTCACGGTCAACCTGATATTTGTCTGAAACATCACATATCCCAGAAATAAGGTTGTACACCAATTCCGTAATGTCAGCTATGTATTCTGTCCGTTTGTCACCCGTCAGAAATTCACAAACTGTCTTTCTCTGTTCTTTGATTTCTTCCATTTCTTCTCCCTTCTCAGATTTATATGTATATCCGTTCGCATAAGCAAACAGTGTCAACCATGCAAAGTTGATACAGCAAATGATCCCAGGAATCCAGGAATAGGAATCTAACAGACTACCAAAATATAAAAATGAGATACCATTGATAAGTGTAATCAGCTTTAAAACTCTATTTTTCAAACAACTCATCTGTCAGTTCCTTCCCCTTTCTCAATGCTGCAAGATTCTTTTCCTCAAAACTGCCTTTCACCAGCAGGTAATAATAAAAACAACTTTTATCCTGCCCTATACGGTGAATACGTTTCTTTGACTGTTCCCATAAATCACAGGATCCTTTACCAAGTGGCAGAGTGTAGTAAATAATCTTATTTGCTTTCTGAAAATTTCCACCCATTGCGCCGGCCTGATACTGAATAAATGTCACGCTGTTATCTACACACTCATAGGCATACATTGAACGCCCTGAACCATTCACAAAACTTACTTCCCGGTCAAGTGCTTCACATATTTTCCTTAGCCTTATAAGTTCCTCATTAAAATTGTAGAAAACAATCACCCTGTCTTCTGTTGATTCCAGTAAGTCCCTGAATGCTTCTAATTTTTCCTTATGCCACTGACCGCACAGCTGCCTTGCATATAAAGTTTTGGTAAGACTGTTATCACCTACCAACTCAACTCTGGGTGTTACATCATTACCATAAAAATCAGAATCATCTTTAAACTGAATAAGATTTAATGTATCTAAGACCAGATAACCATTTTTCATAAAATGTCTGTATTCTTTGGTAGGTTTCACATAAATCTTCTGTTCAATCTGTTCAGGCAGTTCAATGACTTCCTGCGTTTTCATAAATACTGCCCCATGCTGTGCCAGTTTCTTTTTCAGATGATCTACGTGTTTATACCCAGTAACAACTTCCCGTTTAAACTGTCCCTGTTCTACCCATTCTGTATCTACATAGGAAGCCCAGAACGCTTTTTTCTTTATATCCCATCCCAGCAGCTTGCATTGTGACCACAGCTTTTCATATTTACCGGATGTTGGTGTACCTGACAACAGAACAACGCTTTCTGGTTGTAATCTCAGAATGAATTTTGCTCGCTGTGTAGTCTCATTTTGTATCAATGAAGATTCATCCAACATCAAAGTAAAATCCTTTATATGAGTGATATATGAACGCCTGTACACCAAATCATAGTTGATAACACCGACAATCTGTTTTTTATAGTCATAGATGGTACTGGTGTCAATCAATTCCCGGAACCGTACCACCTGTGTTTTCTTTGTCAGGTTGAACACTTCATAATCTGGATAGTACTTTTCAAAGTGATCCACCCAGTCATCAATTTTTGACTTCTGGCAGATCACCAGATTTGTGTCATTATTCAGGAGATACATTTTCTCTGCACCGACAAAAGTTTTACCAAGGCCCATGTCCAAGTAATATGCGCATCTGTTGAATGATTCTGTCTGGTCAAGGGCCTGCTGCTGATGGGGCATAAAATTTAAAACGGGCATATGGTTTTTACCAGCCTGTCCACTGCTGAACACATTGCTTTATCAAAATCAGACAGATTCTTTGCAGCTTCAGGATTTCTATGTAACTCAAAATCAAGAATTATTCTTACAGACTTGTCAATTTCTTCCTGTGGTACATCCTTTCCAAATAATGCAACGCTTCTATCCACGTTACGCTGGATTCTTTCAGCAATACCTTTTTCTTTCAACATTTCTACAACTTTACTCATTACTTTTATCCTCACTTTCTACTTTGATTCCTGTACATTTCCTGAAAATTTCTGCATCAAAATTCGGTAATGACTTTATGGTATTCTTGACACCCTCAGTCAGACCATCCCACCAGATCTGTGCTGACTCTGATTCATCCAGAACCTTCAGATAGCCACCTGTTGTTTCATAAGTTGGGTATTTCTCTTTTTCTTCATCCGTCATATCGTATGAAGAAACCCATTCAACCACATTCTTAGGAATATGAACCAATGCATAACGTGCATCAGAATTAATCCAGTCACGGTAAGTCCAGTCAGTAGGTTTATCGAACAGCATAATCTTCTGTTCTTTCGTCATAAAACAACCAGTATTAAAAGAAGAAAGGTTCCAATCCCCGGTGTTGCAATCCCCGGTGTTCCAATCCCCGGTGTTCCAATCCCCGGTGTTGCAATCCCCGGTGTTCCAATCCCCGGTGTTGCAATCCCCGGTGTTGCGATTCCCGGTGTTGCGATTCCCGGTGTTCCAATCCCCGGTGTTCCAATCCCCGGTGTTGCGATTCCCGGTGTTGCGATTCCCGGTGTTGCGATTCCCGGTGTTGCGATTCCCGGTGTTCCAATCCCCGGTGTTCCAATCCCCGGTGTTGCGATTCCCGGTGTTCCAATCCCCGGTGTTGCGATTCCCGGTGTTGCGATTCCCGGTGTTGCAATCCCCGGTGTTCCAATCCCCGGTGTTCCAATCCCCGGTGTTGCAAAGACCCGTACAACCTTTTCCTGTATTCACAATTGTCAAGAGTTCCTGCCAGCTGATCTCACGTACAATCTGGATTTTATTGGTACAACACTTTGTATCACCAGATTCAGTATCAACCATTCCCAGTGCAAGAACCTCTGCAACCTTATTTTCAGGATTGAAACTGTAATAATTGAAACAGTCAGATGCTTTTGTACAGAAGTGAAAACCTCTGCTGCAACATTTTGGTGTTACATCATCCTCAAAGGTTTTACCTACTTCATACTGGAAGTCTCTACAAGTCCAGTCTGGGTTAAATACTTTATAGCCTTTAATTGGTTCACTCATTGTCATTTTTCCTCACTTTCTTTTAATCTGAAACACTCTTCAAATGTCATACCGGTATATTGGAGTATTTTATATATTTCGGATATGGTAAATTTTTTTGCACCAATTATTTTTTGATATGTACCTGAGCTACTACGCTGTATGATATTTGCTATCTCAGCACAACTGGCTGAATTAGCTTTAATAAATCTTGACAACCCATCATAAATACATGTTTCTGATAACTGTCTTGATTTACCCTTTACCTTCGCTAAAGGTTCACACAATAGCTGATGCACACGTTGACGTGAAATACCAAATTTATCTCCAATCTCTTGATAAGTACATCCATCAAGATACATGGCATACATTTCAATTTTTTGCTCTTTCGTCATATCTACCACCTAATCGTTCCATCTGATTCTCAAATCAATGTTTAACTGATCCTTGATCTCATTAATGTAGTCATTCCAGGTTGCCAGATCATCCATTAGATAACCTGCACCCTCTTCCATCTTTGCAATCAAGCGTCTGCAACGCTTTTCACCGAAACCAAATTCATCATGGACGGCGGCAACACATAAGATGGTGAATGTATCAATTGTCATTTCCTTGATCTTCTGTGATGCTTTATCCAAATCCTTAGCTGCCAGAGAAGTATGTATTCCGGTCACACCACGAAATTTACATTCTCTCTCTAATGCTTCAAGTCCGCCTTCCTTTACAATTCTTCTGGCAAGATCAAGACCGTCTTCACGACCTCTTTCATACTCTCTCATTTTGTTCATAAGGCAATCCCCTCAACTTCTGCAAATCTCTTTGCATTGATAAAATAGGACCATCTGTTGTCAGAGGTATGTACTGCATATCCCCAGGGAAAAACACCCTGCTGTAAACCTTTTCTGACCGTGTTATGGTTCATACCCATCAGTTTCGCCGCCTTCGTCACATCAAGTCTCGGGATAACGCCATCCCTAATTTCAAGCTGCGGCATAACCTGAAGTTCCTGATCCATGCTGATGAAGTAATCAGAAGCCAGACCAAGTGACGTAGCAATGGCACTCTGGACATCTTCTGACGGGATCTGTTTACCTGACAGATACTGGCTCACAGAACCCTTACTTTTCCCGGTCATTGTTACAACCTGACGCTGGTTCAGGTTCAGTTCCTGCATTGCCTTTTTTAATTTCTCAGCAAATTTCATTCATCCTCACCGCCTTCCGGGAAACTATTGTTGTTATACTGTCTCATAATATGGATCTTATATTTTCCATCTGAGCATTTCTGAGCCTGAATGATGCAGTAACCTTTCTTGCTGTCCTTTAATTTCTGTTCAAATACCGCAAATTCCATTTCAGAATCAAACTCAATGAACTGTTCAATCCACGCTGAAAGAATCTTTTTCATTGCAATCTTGCTCACTTTCTGCTACTATGTAGCTGAAATAATTTTTTGTTACTGTCCCATGGGAACTGGTACTTCCTGTGGGGCGTTTTTATTCCCTGACATTTCGCTTGCGTTTCGGTGTCAGGAAGTTTTCATCTTTACCAAGTGCTGCGCAGATGTTCTTTCTGCTCTGTTCCATAGGCTTGTAACTTCCCTTGATCCAGCTCATTATTGCAGCCACACTGACAGCCGCTTTTCTTGCCAATGTAGGCAAGTCCATGTTCTGCTCACTCATTTCCAGCAACATCTTGGTGGTATCAATGGGTACTGATTTTGGTAAAAAATCAGACGGTTTTCTCTTTGGTTCATCAGTCTTTGCTGTGATCTCAAATTTATCTGTGACCTTTGGTTCCTCTTCATTGTCAATGTTTGGAACGATATTTTTCAGGATGTTCAACACATACTGTCTGTTACTGTCAAGGCACCCTGCCATGATCTCAGCACACCTGATTAATTTATCAGTCGCAACAATCACTGTAGGTACACCACTTTCAATGATCTCCTGCATACACTGTTCATCTGGCTCTGCCCTTGCCCTGAAATAACTGTCAACCAGTTCCCTCTGGACTTTCCAAGCCAAATCATCTGTGAAGGACTTCACCAGCATCAGATAACCTGTTTCTGTGATAAGTATTACTGTTCCACCGGCGTTAGGACTGATTCCGAACTGACTACGAATTTCGTTGTCAGTTACATTTATCCTGAAAAAATCAACATCTTCAATGAACCGGTTACGGTTCTGGTTAAAGTTCCTTGATGCAGTACCGGGTTTCCTCTGATGTACTGCATCAACATCTTTGAGTGTGACAACCCTTTTGCCCTGATACTCTTTAATCTGTATCTCTGTTCCCTGTATCTGCATCTGCTGCATTTTTTTCTCCTTTCTTACTCATTGCCGCAGCTGTTGCAATAGTTCCTTCCAGATAACCTCGCTCACGCTCAGTCATATCTGGTAACTTTTCAGCAAGGTCACGGATGATCTGTTTTTCTTTTTCTGACATAACTTTTCACTTCCTTTCTGTGGTATACTCCCTGTTAGAAGGGAGGTGTTTAATATGGAATTAACTAAAAGAGAACACGATATTTTGTACGACTGGATTACTTTTAACCTAATCCCCATTAAATCTTTCAATGATAGAAAAACTTCCTACGGTTTGAAACATATCTTTGAAGCAGATGAATGTGGGTTCTATGTCACCAATGATGATTTCAAAGAAGTCATGATTGAGCACGGTTTTAAAGTAAGAAACCCAAATGACATTAACTGGGTTTTTAATATCTCCAGCCGATCACCAGCCTTTAGGAAATAGTCTCTAACATGTCTGGTATCATGTTCTTTAAAGGTTCCTTTAATGTAATTTCATAAGTATTAAAATCCTCTACAGCATGGTACCCGGCATTTGTTAACACTTTCAGGAATGTTGATTTTCCAGTCTGCGGCTCTCCCTGAATGATGATTGTCTTTCCACTTTTCAGTGCATCTTTCAGTTTTTTAGCTTCCTGTTTTCCAAGTAATTCAAATAAATAATTGTTAAAAGTCATTCTGGCTCACACCCTTTCCGTAAGATGAAACTAAAGTTTTTCATTAAGAGCAGATTGTCTAATCTGATCCACTGTCAATGAAAGAAGTTCCGTAGCTTCCTGAACAGACAGGTCTTTGGTTTTCAACCAGTCGAAAAGTTCAAACCGAAGTTCTGTCTGTTCTTTTGTCAAATGTGTAGTCATTACATTCTGTTTAATCATTTCCATTTCTTCTCACCTCTCTCTTTTTCGTTATAGTCTTGCTTCGCTTGGACAATGTAAGTCAACAAGGTACTGTGTCCTCTCGCTCGGTTGATTCTTCCGCTTAACAGCTTCTTGGTAGAGGAGTAAAGTGTTGATTGGCTCAACCTGTTCAGTTTTCTTCAAATAGTTCCGAACTCTATGCTTTCTTGTCCTACTGTTCTTGCTTTCTTCAACTGCTTTGATGGGTCATGTTTAATCCTCACACACTCTATCTGACTTTCCTCAGCTTGACCGCCATGTCACTTGTGTGTAGCCCTATCGCTTCACCCATTCTTTCCTGCTTTCCTTATTGACTTATGTGACCTGCCATCATCAGCACCGGGCGGTCATTTCCGGTGGACGGTCATTTCTGACCGTTTCGGCTAACCATTTATTATTGCATTTATAGTGTTCCATGCCTGTTCATAGCTTCTTAATACTTCGCCCTTATGTGGACCTGCAAGAATAATGACTCCCCACTTCGGAGTACTAATTCTATCAGTTATCATTTTTTTATCAGGCACATATTTCGCTTTAAATGTTCTGAGTGCCTTCATTGCGTATCGTTTATACTGTTTCTTTGTCATGTCGTTTTCCTCTCTTTCTTTGTGTGTTGCTGTCTGTATTTGTTGTTTGTGAGATAATAATACATCTCAAAAGCAATATTGTCAACACCTTTTTTGTTGCTTGCGAGATTTTTTGTTGTTTATGAGATATTTTTCTTGACCTTTTATCTGTAATGCCGTACAATGAAAATAAGAAAGGAAGTGAATAAAATTGAAAGACCGATTAAAGAAGTTAAGAAAGACATTAGACTTAACTCAACAGGCATTTGCTGATAGGATTGGAATGAAACAGAACACCATTGCTCAATATGAAATGGGACGAACAATTCCCAGTGACGCAATTATTTTTTCTATCTGCCGGGAATTTAACGTCAACGAAAACTGGTTAAGAACTGGTGAGGGTGATATGTTCATGGAAATGTCCAGAGACGAACAGATTGAAAAATTTATTGGAGACCTTTTACATGGTGAAGAAGATTCTTTTAAAAGGCGTTTGATTTCAGGACTGGCAGCACTAGATGAAAATGGATGGAAAGTATTGGAAGACTTTCTGGATTCTATCCAAAAGAAAAGGGGCTGATTATTTCAGCCCCAGAATTGCTTTGATATGTACATAGATCAGACGCAAGCGTCTATCGTCCAACATATCAAGCATTTCAATTATTTTTCTTTTATAGTCCAATACATCCATCCCCTTCGTAAACCACACGACCCGAAACAGTAGCGATAAATATATTATCGAACATCTGTTCGCTATTGTCAAGTGGTAAATTATGGAAAAGAGGTGGTAATATTTTGGCAAGGCGAACCAAAAGCCACGGATGTTTATACACTCTGATTATAGGACCTTTTGAATTAACCCTCAGATTCTTAGGATGGTCTTTGAAATTGGGGTTATATTTTACCGTATACGTAATGATTTTTTGTTTTTATGTTGCATGGTTCTTAATCAGCGGAATATTTAAAATAATATGGAATTTAATCTCTCATAAAGGATCTGGATTCCATACAGCTTGTACTACTGGTGAAGAATACGAAGTGATGTGCTGTCAAAAATTGAAACAATATGGGTTTACTCACATAGAGACTACACCAAAATCAGGAGATCACGGTATTGATATACTGGCTCATAGAGCTGGTAAGAAATACGCAATTCAGTGTAAGTACTATTCTTCACCTGTTGGTAACCATGCAGTGCAAGAAGCATATTCTGGATGTGCATATTATCGCTATGATATACCGGTAGTATTAACAAATAATACATTTACCAAGAATGCTATTGATGAAGCTAAAAATATCGGTGTTCAGCTTTGGTCACAAAATAAAATTCCTTTTTCTAACAAGTCTTTGTTCTGCGGATTATTCAAACGAAAAGGAAATACAGAAGAATATAGCCAAGAAGAATACCAACAATTTCTCGACAATCTCGGAAATACTTATGTTGATACACTTTCAGAAGATTTAGGAACTTTTGTTAAATTGCTAAATGTGACCGAATTACCTAACGGTTATCATATGGTATATGAAACTGATCCTGCCGTCATTGATAGGATTCATACAATACAGGCAGAATTTAACAGCAACTTAGAAGATCATTACATACTTACTAAACTGACTGATAATACCTTTTCTGTCGACCAGATAAAAAATCATTAGTTTGTAACCAGTTTTGTAACTCATTGTAACTCATTTGTAACTGTTCCGAAACTGCCACAAGTCCAGTAAATACAAGGCTTCAGGGCATTTTTGTAACTGTGTAACTCATTTTCCCTTATATATTATATATTTTTATTATTTACTTACTTTTATATTTTTAATTTATTTTTTTTTATAATAAAAAATAATATAATAAGAACATTGTCAA